TCTGGGCTACCAGTTTTCATCCATTCATAAATGTGGTGCATTGCTCTTGGATTTGATCTAGCACTTGCGTCAATGTAATCATATAGGGCAGTCAATACTCCATGACCTAGGTTATTTAAGAATACAGATTTGCCTTTTTGAACTCCGTCTAAAAACCCAAAAGAATAGTTTACAATATTATTCATTTGTTTTTCAAAAGATTTAGTATTTGTATAAACTCTCATTAGTCACCAACGCTTTGGTTTTCGGTTCTACGCCATAACATTTTAAAGAATTCGGTATCCCCAAATGGTCCAGTAAATGGATCAAAAGTTCCTAGCTCGTATATAGTTCCACGACCTGCTCTTGGCCCAGCGCTTTCCGTATAGATAAGGTTATCATGGATATCTCTGATGTTAGTAATTAAGATATTGGTTGCAGCATTTAATGTATTTGTAGAGGATGCCCGTATATCAGACTTGCTTCGGGCAATTAGCTTATTCTCATATTGAACAAATACCTCTGGTCGGATATCCTCATTGCCGAGACCTCCAACAGGAGTTGCGTTACAAACAATTGTTCTATCAAATACCCACTCTTTGTTTGCTTGACCATAGTCATTTTGAGTTATGATTGGATAATAAATATCAGCTCTCATAGGGTACATGAAGTCATTTTCTTCACATACTAACATTATAAAATCCCAGGACGAGTTATTGAGGTTTTGTATTTATCTAAAATCTTATCAACAAGTAGGTTGCCAGTTCCATCAATTAGACGCTTATCATATTCAATCTTAAACTGATCTGTCTCATATCGCTTTACGGATCTCTTGTAATAGTCTAGCTTTCCACACTTGATATCTTCAATAAGAATTTTTGTTGCATCTTGGATATCATATGGTACTACCTTATATCCTGTTTCTAGTTGGAATATATAATCTGTGCCTTCAGCAAAACCAACTCCAGCAGAGATAGTTTGAACTAGTCCACTATCTTCTGTATCAAACACGTTATAAGAATCTGATGGGGCAAGAGGAATTCTTGCTGGTTTTCTTTCTGCACGATTTAGTTCGCCTTCGTCTAAAACTGGATCTTTTGTAATAGCTGATTTATCCTTGGTAATAACATAGTTAAATGAACCTAATGCTGCTGGTGATTCAGATGAGTCATACACTAGCACTGTATTTTCATATGCCTTTAAAAGTTTTTCTGTTTTTTTCCAAAGTGGCATGTAGTCAGTACCCTGACCAACAACTTCTAAGTATGTTCTATTGTAATAGAATCCGCCAGTTACTGAGTCAATAATTAGTCTAGCTAAATTTTCATATTCTTTGTATTGGGCAATCTCTGTAGCGGTTGTGCCAAGAGTTTCTGGGTCAACATATGGTCTTTGAATATCTAGATTATCTTCTACAACAACATCTCCGTAAACAAGGTCTGGTCCAGAATCCGTTAGATCTTCATAAATTGTAAGGGCATAGGATTTATCGTATCTTGTAAAATCTCCAGTAAGGGAATAGGTAACTACAGATCCAGATGTGGATGTAACAGACTCTTCAAGCTCTGTCTGCTCAGACATGTCTCTAATGACCAGAATGTAGTCTGTAAGGCTGTCTGGAACGGTATAGGTTATAGATAGTGGGTATGGAGCTTTACGTAATATTTGCATTATTTACCATAGTAACTTGCTACCTCTTCAGGAGATGCAACACGCACAGCCTTGTGGGTAGACATAATCTTTGCTTGATCTTTAGATACAATATTGTACCCGATCTTTAGATTTCCAATTTCAGACCAATGAATATTTCTTTTTGAATATAGGGCTACTTTGTCGTATTCTTCTTTAATGTTTTCTGTTATAACACTGGATGGAGTAAATTCTTTAATTGTTGACAATATATCAACCTTCTTTTTTGCGTCCCCCAAAGGAATACCGTTAGTTTTAGCATACGACTTTAATTCAAAAACTGTTTTATTTAACAAATTATCAATGTTCAAGGCATTCCCTCCTGACTAAATTATACCAGAATATGAAGAAGGGGGAGCAGATGTTACTCTACTCCCCCTCTAGGTTGACTACAGATTATGAATCTGAAATGTCATGGTATGCAACTGCATCTAGTTCTTCCCATTGAATACCAAAGCGGACGAATACTGTGTATTCAATTGTGTCCTTCTTTGGCTTGTATTCACGGTTAACAGTGATGTCACGCTGGAATCCCCATACACGGTTCTGTGGGAATGTCAAGTCGACATATCCTGCAGGGTAGTAAGGAACTTCCATAACATCAATGCCTAGAACACGAGTAGTGCGAGCACCACCGAATGTCTGTGCTCCGCCATCAAGGTATGATTGACGGTTTTGTGCGGTTCCACCAATTGCTGGTGAGAATGCTTCTGCAATTGCATCAGCAAGTGTACCGTTGTTCTTAACGATGCTTTGGAAAACATCTGTACCAGCATAGAACTTTAGACCAGCCTTTAGTGCACGATACTTACGTGGCAAAGCCAAGATGATATCTTGCATAGCGCCAGTTGTCCACTGGTTATCGTTGATAACTGTAACTGCTTCGTGAGCATCTTCAGTCTGTACACGATTAACGAATCCGTCCATAATTGAAAGGAAGTCGCCAGTTGATCCATCGCCGTTGATCGCTAGATCTTCAATATCATTAGCGAAAGCGTTTGTCATAAGACGAACTAGGTGATCTTCAAGAGCACCGCCTTCAATATTGTCTTCTAGTGATTCTGTAGAAACTTCCCAGTCAAGACGAATCTTTTTGGTTGTTAGTTCTACCTTTGAGAATGTTGCGCCTGCGTTTGTGTAGTTTGGGCTACCTTGAGCAGCAGCACGGATTACACGCTCTCCAACGTTAACCTTCTCGATTTCCATTGTATTAGCTCGCATTGTAACTTTACGACCATCTTTGGCGAGAACTGTTCCATCCCACACGTAGTCGATGAAGCGACGAGCCTGCTCTGGTGCTAGAATACCACCTGATGTACCAGTTGGGTTTACAGCGTTAGGTCCAGTTGTTACACCGAATGTAGCTGTTGCTGTCTGACCGAGTGATGTTGCTGGATCTACGTTACCATTTGCATCACGGGCAGTTGCACCACCAATACCTCCAGATACTGTTGCGCCTTGAGAGTTAATCTCTGCTCCGCTGCCACCAGATCCTGGGTAGTTCTTTTCTATATTTGTTTCTTGTTCCGACATATTGTTCACCTCCTAGTGATTTTATATCTTAGTTGAATAGGTCGGTTGATGTGAGGAAACGACCGCCCCATAGGGATTTTTGAACCTTAAGTGGTTCGAACTGTACGATCTCGCCTAGATCGCCAGACTTGCGGAAAGCTGTGTCTGCTACTACGTCATCCACTCGCTTGCCAAACTCATCAAATGTTCCCTTAACTTCCTTAACCTCACTAGTTACGGATTCAAGAGACTTACTTAGTGTCATAATCTGCTCATGTAAAGATTTTACAGTTGAAGAGAGATCGCCAAAGGCATTAGTTAGAGAATCCTTAATGTCTGAAACTGCTTTAGCAATTTCTTCGTTAGATGCTGTTGCATTTGCTTCAAGGCTGTCTGCCTTATCTGCAGTATTCTCTACAGTCTCAGCTGCAGGTGCAGCTGGAGACTCTGCACTACCATCAGCTGGTTCTGCAGCAGGAGCTTCTTGCGCTACTGGTGCTTCTTCAACTACTGGCTGTGCCTCTGGAGTAACCTCAACTTGTTCAACTGCAGATTCGACTGCTACTTCTGTTGCTTCTGTCATTGGATTTACCTCCTTAGTAATCTTAATTGTACTAATGCCTTTAGCACTATCAACTAAGAACTTTATCATATTTGCTTTTTCTAAATCATCTTTTTCAACAAAACCAATGTTTTTCATTTCTTGTCCAGTTGCAGGACTTACCTGTGTCTCTTCTTCAGAAACAATAACCAATCCAGACTCTTTGTCATAGAACACATTTTCCAGAACAGTGTTATCTGCTTTAATCATATCGACACCATCAACCTTCTCAACTGACATAATGCTAGCAAATTGGTTTGCTGGACTATCGACAAGAGATAGCTCAATGAGGTCATAGTCCTTGATAATTCTAATTTGCTTTTCCATTGTATCATCATATGCGTCATCCCACTTGTTCATTCGTCCCCCGATTGAAAAACCAGTGTATGTACCATCAAGAACTTTTTCCCATGCATCCTGGGCACCCTTAGAAATATAAGTAGAAACGTATACTCCCTTATAGAACTTCTTTGATTCTGGATCAAAATATTTTTCTTCTTTAAATGAGATCATTTTGCCAACAGCAGATGGTTGGTGCATTTCTCTAATGTTCCCACGAAACTTTGCAAAAGCACTCATGCTAGCTTCAGTTGTTACAATGTCCATTTGCTTGTCAATATTATCTAAAGACGCAAATCCTGAAACAAGTCTTCGTTCTTGATCTACCTTGCCAAAAGGCATTGATAGACGAACGTTGTCTCCGTCTGTAACCCAGGAAGCTTTATTTATAATCATAACGTATCTATTATACCAAACATTTATTAGGTTTCTCAGCTATTGAGATGATCTTCCTTCACCTTTAGGATTTCTTCCAGCAATGGTTGCTGGGCCATCTGACTGGTTGTTTACTCTTTCTGTATCTCTTGCTCTATTGGCAGTTGCATTTGACTGAGCATCATTTGCTTGACCTGGAGACATTACAAATGGAGTATCTCCATCTTTGGTTTGTGGAAGATCCAGAGCTTCTCTAGCCTCATTTGGCATCATGATCTGAGTCTTAACAAGACGTTCAAGAATTTGAGATTGAGCAATTTCATCTGTAAGAGTTAGCTCATTAAACTTCAATTCTAAGATGTCTGTTTTTTCTTTAATAATCTTGTTGATAATCTTTTCAAGATGGTGCTGAGCTGGTCTAGAAACCTGCTCTTTAAATGTACGATCTTGAGATAGTGCTGCTGCGATTCCAGAATCAGAACCACCAAGTTTAGAGATTGGAACCTGATGGGCAATTAAAATATCATCACGATTTTGTTTTCTATATTCTTTAAATGAGCCATCTTGGATACCATTTTCAATTGGCTCCATTTTAAATTCAACCTTATTCTGGTCTGTATCTCCAGGAAGTGGAATGTACAGTGTTCTATGAGATTGAGACTTTAGCCCAGTCTGCAAGAATCTAAACATATTGTCTTCTGCATCGGCACTTAGCTTGGCACCCTTTAGGGTAATGATATATCTTGGTACCGCTTTGTTTTCAAAGTAGTCAATATTATATTGTGATGCTAACTTGTCACCAATTAGAGATGGGAAAGCAGCAACAATATCTGGAACACCATAGAAAGTATTTAACGGTGAATATTCTTTAAGATGAATAATCTCATTTGGTCTAGTATCTACCGTAACTGGGTTTTGATTTTTAGCCCCAAAATTTCTAAAGTAAACTACCTGCTGACCAATGATTTGAAGAAAGCCATCGTTTAGTCTACGTACACGAACAGTGGTTGCTGGAATATGACCTAGGTATCCAATGTCACCTTCTACAGTTCTTCCTACTTCAATAAAGCCATTTCCTGTTGCCTGCAGATCTGTGTAAACCTTTTCCATTGTCTTTGTAAATGAATCATCATCATTTAAATTCTCTAGCCAATCACGAAGCTCAATCTTCATTCGCTCAATTCTCTTGCGAGCACGAGAAGAGGCTTGCTCATCGCTTGAAGTTTCAAGGCGCAAAGATGTTCTATCTGAAATATCAAAACGGTATCCAAGGCCTACAACATTTTCTACCTTTGCATCAATAGCAGCATGGTTAGCAAAAGA